GTCGCGGCACCCGCAGGCAAAAACGCCCCAGGAAGAACCTAAAGATTTGCAACAGGTTTCAGAATCCCCGCCGCTTCCTAGCCAGCTCTCTCTCAATGCCCTTGATGAACTGCTCAGCCATTCGTGATTCGACTTCCTTCTTCATCACATCACCAAAGCGTGAGTCGCCCATGAACACTGATCCAAGTGATGGACCGTGAATGACTTCAATGGGCAGCCTTGACTTACCAACACGGAAGAACGGCAGCTCAATGCCTTGAGCACCACGAGCGACGAAACCACGCCTGAACTTCTGGCGCTCACCCTTGATGATGGTGAACCCGTACCAGCGGGAGGCGGGCTTGCCACCGAACTGTGCGGCGGTACGTGGACGACGGGAGAGGTTGATGATGGCGGTGGTACCACCATCCACGAAGCGCGGCCCCTTGATGTCGGACTTGATGCTGGTGGCCTTCCAGTTGTACCTGGCCCCTACGGCCTTGGAGATGGCGGGTGGTGTGGCCTTGGCGGCGTACTGCACGCCACCCTTGAGGGCACGCTCGAAGGTGGTGGGCGACAGGAAGGCCAGCATGGCGCCCAGCTGCTTCTGACCGTCGAGGTCGATGGTGAGGTTGAACCCAGCCATCACCCGACCCCCGCCGGTGCCGGCTCCCGCTCCCGCTCCTGGTAGCGAACGGCCACGACGCGGGCACCAGGCCGGAAACGTAGGTATTGGGCGCGTGCGCCCCAGGCGGAGTGCGATCGCACGGGGAAGTCCTGTGTGCGGCCCTCGGCGATCCGCACGGTGACGAGGTACCAGCGGAAGACGGCCTTCATTGCAGCAGCTCCTCCAGCTCCATGCGCTTCAGGTCCAGGTCGGTGGGGATGTCCCAGGAGCAGTGGCTCTCCTTGTCGGCAGAGACGGCTGTGAGGCTGCCTACGGCGTCCCAGGAGGCGACCCAGTTGAGGATCAGCTCCTGCCACCAGGAGAGCCAGGGAAGCTCACGGCTGAGCAGCAGGGAAGGCGATGAGGCGCGCTTCAAGGGCTGGGGGCGGCTTTCTCAGTCTGGGGATGGGTGTGCCCTACCTGCCCTACCTCGCTGCCCTACCTCAGGCATAGGTAGGGCAGCCGAGAAGCAAGGCCAGCACAGGCGTTTCGGCTCATTGCCCTACCTACCCTACCTACTTCTAGAGAATAGATAAAAGGGGAGTAGGGGTAGCAGGGAGCACATAGGTGGCAGCTACGGGGAAATGTGCGAGATAGGTAGGGCAGTAGGGCAGGTAGGGCAGGCACAAAAAAACGCCAGTGGTGGACTGGCGTTTCGGCTGCCCTACCTCGGGCAGCAGGTGGGGCAGTGATCAGTCCGGCTTCATCCAGCGCCATTGGCGGTGGCTTCCGACCAAGACCCGCTTCCGCTCGTAGCCAATGGACCGCAGGATGTCGGCGACGGCCATCTGATCGGCTCGGGTCTGGCGCTCGACTGGCTTGGCAATGGCCTGAGACAGGATGCGTTCGGTGGTGATGGATTCGCCCATGACGAGCTTGGCGAGCCATTCCTGCACGGCCGGCAGCCATGGGCTTTCGACCCGGTAGGCCTCGTTCTCCTCGCTGACCTTGATGGCCAGGTCAGGCGGCAGGTAATTGGCGGCGCCATCACGGAAGGCATGGACGGCACCAGACCAGATCGCATCGCGCTCGGCCATCAGTGTTGGCGTATCGATCGGGTCGAGCTCGGTGCGGGTTGTAGGGATGACCCAAAAGCGGCGGTTGCCTGTGTCATCGACCAGGAAGCCGGTGGAGCGGTTGGTGGAGCCGACGATGATGCCGCGACGTGGGAAGGATTCGGTGGCCTTGCCGTAGGGCACACGGAACAGGTCAGTGCTCTGGCTGAGGAAGGCCTTCACCTGGCCGGCGTGCTTGCGGCCCATGATGTGATCGAGCTCAGCCCACTCCATGATCCAGGAGCGGTGGAGGATCATCAGGTCGTCCTTCGAGCTGATGTCGCCCAGCGCATCAGAGAAGAACGCACCACCTAGCGACTGCCAGAAGCTGCTCTTCCTGGCGCCCTGGTCACCCATGAGCACGCAAGCGGTGTCGTGCTTGCAGCCGGGCTCAAAGGCACGCCGGACGGCACCGATGAGGGTGCAGCGGATCATGTGGTCGTAGATGGTGGGTCCGCCGAGCGTGGCGTCTTCAGGCCTGAGGTAGGCGGTAGCGAGGCCACCGATGTAGGCAGGGGGTACGGTGGCTGCTACGTGCTCCAGGTAGAGCGTTACGGGGTCGTAGGGATGCTCCCGCGCCACCTGGACCAGACAGTCCACAGCAAGCTCCTTCGACACCTTGTAGCCCTGCTCAGCGAGGGAGAGGTAGAAGCGCTCGATGCCCTCGATCTCGGCGCCATCCATTTCGATCATCTGTGAGAAGCGGTTGAAGCGGATCCGATCGGCGCCGGCTTGGGTGCGCAGCAGGGCCAGCAGCTCGCCGGCTTCGAGCTTGCTGGGTTTGCTTAGCATCGGCGCCGTCGTGGGCTCATCGGCCGCGGCAGGTGCTGCTGGCGTGCTGTTGATGACGCGGCGTTGGGTGCGGGTGTGGAAGCGAAGGCGTGATTCGAGCTTGTCTGGTGGTGTGCCTGGTGTCGGGTGATGGGCAGCGGCACCATCAAAGCGATGGCGGGCCTTGCGGACATCGAAGTCGCGTGACTTGAAGCGAGCCGCAGAGATGTGCTGCTCGAATGCTTCAGCAGCGGAGATGTCAGGCCTGTGCCCTTGGGCGAGGATCCATTCCTCGGTGCCTTGCAGGTCCAGGGCCAGCTTGAGTTGATCGTCATTCCACTGGCCTGGTGTGCCGCCGGATTCGATCAGGCTGCGGCTATCGCGGGTGATGAAGTCCAGCAGCGGCACGTTGGCCGGCATGGACGGCGACTGGCTGAGCAGCGGTAGGGCGATGGGTTGCGGCTCATCGATCAGCAGCTGGATCAGCGCTTTCGGTGCTTCGGAGATGCCAGCTTCAGCGGGTGAGCGGTTTTTGATCCAGCGGTAGGCACCGGTGATGGGGTGGACGCCGATGACGACGGACTGATGGCGGTTCCAGCGAAGGTCAAGGTTCTCTGCCTTGCCGTCTGCGTCAACCTCGCCAGTGGCGAAGACGCGGCGATTGCGCATCTTGGGCCAGTAGCGCTCAGGGACGGTGAACAGCGCCTGGAAGCGGCCATCACGGCCTGAGGTGCAGATGGCGGTCTTGGGGATGCTGCGCGGCGGGATGCCGAGCTTTTCCAGTTGCGCGGAGGCACTGATGCCGTCGTGATCGAGGAAGAGCAGGCCACCTGATGGAGGGCCGGCGATGACGCCGATGGCCTTGGCGCGACCGGCGGTGACTTCGGCGGCGGCCTGCTCCTTGGTGAGTGGTTGTGACTGCCAGTTGGGCTGATAGGGCCGCTTGTTGCCATCGACGGCAACCAGGCCCCAGGAGAGCGGCAGCTCCTGAAGCTGGTCGAGGAGCTGTTGCACAGCGGGTCAGGCTGCTGTCGGTGCTGGGCCCTGGCGCTCGACATCGCGCACGATGAGCTGCCGCAAGTACGCGGCTCTGCTGCATCCGTAGTACCGGGACATCTCGTCCAGGTGTGCGACGTGCTCGTTGGCGAGCTCGATGGTGATGCAGCGCCTGCCTTCAGGGATGGGCCAACCGGGCATGATGGGGAGGTGGTGGATTTCCCCATCTTAGGGGGTGAGGTTGCGGATCCGGAAACTTAGGGGTACAGTTCGGAGGTCCAGCGCTATGCGCCGCGCTGCCGCGCGACGCATCGCCCCGCTGCGCTACGCACCGCAACGGGGGCCTCACCCGAGGCCCCACACCCCACCTCTGAGCTTCTGGCTCACTGGTGGGCTGATCTCAGTCCACTGGCCAGCGCACCGCCTCGCCACGCATCGCAGCGCCCCGCGTCGCCGCGCGTCGCGACGCACCGCAACGGCCCCAGCTTCGGCTGGGGCACCCCTCAACCTCATCAGGTTGCGGATTCACACCACCAAGGATTCATCAATGGCTTTCCGACGATTCAAGGTCCAGCTCACTGGAACCTCGCCCATCCTGTTTTCTAACGGCCAAGGGATTGACGTTCTGTCGCCTCAGGCATTGGCCATCAAGTGGTTCACCAATCAGAAACAGAAGAAGAACGAGCGCGCTATGCGTCGCCTGTTCTGGCTGTTCTCGGCCTACTGGGGTACTGAAGGCACCTTCGAGTATGGGGAAGACCTGAAAGGGGATTCCAGCTTCGAGGGTTACGCCGACCCGGTAATTCCCGCCGACAACATGCAGCGGTGCCTGCGGGATGCAGCTGTGGACTGGAAGAAGGGCAAGGAGGTTGGCCGTGCTGTTGCTGTTGAGAACGACGCCACCGTCCTGTACGACGGCCCCAAAGATGCTGTCGAAATGTTCGCCGATGGCAGGTACTACCACTGCAAGCCCACCGGCCGTGGCGGGGTCGCTGTGCGGATGGTGCTGCCGTCTTGGCAGGTGGAGTACGACATGCTCCTGAACGATGAGATCAGCGATGTCCGGACGCTGGGCATGGTGTTGGATCGTGCCGGCATGGCCACGGGTCTTGGCACCTGGCGGCCTGGTTCGCCCAAGCCTGGTCGGTTCGGCCGGTTCGTTGTTTCCGACATGACGGAGGTAAAGGCCGATGTCTGAAGTTGTGCAGGCAACGATCGCTCCAGACCAGCTGCAGAAGGGCCAATCTATCTCGGGTGAGATGGTGTGGGTCCACTACACCATCATGCGGCCCGAGAAGCTGCAGCAGTGGATCGAGCGGTTTGGTGATGAGGATTCAGCCAGGCTGGCCAAGCTTCCCCAAGTGTTGCTGTGGGTGCGGGACTGGGTTGAGTCGGAGCGCCGTCAGATGGAGCTACCGCCGCTGGTGATGCACACCGCTGGCGGTCAGCTCAACATCCTGGACGACACCGCCGCCAGCGCGTATCTGAACGGCCAGGCCTATCAGGGCATCAGCCGGCACAGGCGAGCGACCGCGCGGCTGATCAATGCGGTTGATCCGAACATGCTGAGCGGTGCGGACCGCCGGGAGCATGAGAACCGGGTGAATGTGCATTCGTTCATTGCCTCATCGACGCAAGGTGCCCAGCGCCAGCTGCGGATGATGGAGCAGGCCGGCAAGGCGGCTCCCAAACTGAAGGGAGCGAAGGAGTCGGTGCAGCCATGAGCGCTGGGCATCCGCAAGGTGTAAGCCCCAGGGCCAGCGCGTCGCACCGCCCCGTGCAGCATCGCGGCGCCTCGCAGCGCCCCGCCCCGCAACGGGGGAGGGCAACCTCCCCACACCCCACCACTCAGGCCCGAGCTTGTCTGGTGGGCTGTCATCAGCTCACTGGCCGTCGCCACGCGCCGCATCGCCTCGCCGCGCCGCGCTACGCGTCGCAACGCAACGGGAGCCCTTCGGGGCTCCACCCCAATAACGTCCGCCCCTGACGCGTGACCCCAACCCTCCGCCCCTACCAGCTCGAAGCAGTCCAGCGGATCCGCGAGGCGTACCAGCAGCGCCACCGGTCAGTGCTGTTCGTGCTGCCAACCGGTGGCGGCAAGACGGTGGTGTTCTCCCACATCGCCGAGCAAGCCGCAGCCAAGGGCAGCCGGATCTGCATCCTGGTTCACCGCCAGGAGCTGCTACGGCAGGCCAGCGCCAGCCTGCAGGCCCTGGGTGTCCACCACGGCCTGATCAGCCCGCGCCATGCTGCGGACCTGTCGGCGCCGGTGCAGGTGGCCAGCGTGCAGACGATGGCCCGCCGGCTCCACAAGCTGCCAGCCTCGCTGTTCCAGCTGCTGGTGGTGGACGAAGCGCACCACAGCAATGCCGGCACCTGGGCCAAGGTGCTCGGTCACTTCCAATCCGCTCGCGTGCTTGGCGTCA